GACATGGCAGCCTTCTGCAATCAGTTTGACAAGATCTGTGCGGAGACGGGCTGTGCGACCATTTACTGCCATCATCATTCCAAAGGTACGCAAGGCCAAAAACGGGCGATGGATAGAGCAAGCGGATCAGGTGTGTTCGCCCGCGATCCGGATGCCCAGCTGGATATGATTCAGCTGGAACTGACGGAAGACATGATGAATAACGTCCGCGACGGCAATTCTACTGCGTGGCGGTTGGAAAGCAGTCTTCGTGAGTTCCCTAATATCATCCCGGTCAATTTCTGGTTTGAGTATCCTATACACCGCATAGACGATGCCAACTCGCTCCGGACAATGCCCGCACAGGGATCACAGGCGGCGGGACGTGTAAAAAACACACACTCGAAAACCGCAGCTGTGGCGACAGAAGAGTTTCGGACGGCCTTCCAGATTCTCAATGTGGATGGGTCAGTAAGCGTTCAGGATATGATGGACTATTTCAAGATTAGCGATAAAACCGTGTATGCCCGGATCAAAAAAAGTGGCGGTGAATTTCGCTTGGAAAAGAGTCGGATATACCTCGTTGGAGACGGGGATGACGGCCTCTAAAATTCTTCTTCTACGCTGGTATATATAGGTGTAGAAGAAGAAAAATGACAATTACACTCCCGAAGTGGGAAGGGCTCAAACGCCCGCCCTTCCCCTTCGAGGAGAGCAATGTAACCCACAGCGTAGAAGAACCTGATTTTCAGAGGTGTAGAATGATGAATTTCTTTATTGCAATAACCCCTCCTACATCCACAGCTCAGATGAAGCAGGTGCGTGTAGTTAAGGGAAAACCTATATTTTACGATCCCCCCGCTGTCAAGGAGGCCCGGAATGCACTGACTGCCCATCTGGTCTTACATAAGCCAGACAAGCCCATGAGCGGTGGCATCAGTCTGCGGGTATTGTGGCTGTTCCCCAGAGGAAAGAGTCACCACAACGGTGAGTGGCGGATTACCAAACCGGACACAGATAATCTCCAGAAGCTGCTGAAAGATTGTATGACCAGATGCGGCTTTTGGAATGACGATGCCCAGGTCGCCCGGGAGATCATCGAGAAGCGTTGGTCGGATGACCCCTGCGGCATTTACATCGAAATTGAGGAGTTGGAGGTGCCGAAATGAGATACGGAATCTACCGTAACAGTGAAGGATATTCCGATCCTACGGCCGGTGTTGCCATGAGAAATATTCTCCGGGAACAACGGCAACGGGCGAAGAAGGAAGCGGTAAAGTTACATGGCAAAGAACGCCGACGGTATAATCGCCGGCTGAAACATCAGCGAGAAGCACAGCAACTGCAGTGCGCAAAGGAGGTATCCGGAAATGACGGCTAAGGAATACCTGGGTCAAGCGTATCGGCTTGATCAGCGGATCAACAGCAAGTTGGAGCAGGTCTTGTCCCTGCGTGAGTTGACCACCAAGGCAACGGCCACCATGAGTGATATGCCCGGTGGCGGTAGCCGTAATGTCTATAAAATGCAGGACATCATCGGCAAGATTGTGGATCTGGAAAATGAGATCAATGCCGATATTGACCAGCTGGTGGACTTGAAGCGAGAGATGGTGGCGGCAATTAAGGCGGTGGCAGACCCCGAATGTCAGACCCTTCTGGAATTGCGATTTCTCTGCTTTAAGACTTGGGAGCAGATTGCTGTAGAAATGAGCTACAGTATCCAGCATATTTATCGGCTCCGGGATAAAGCCCTGAAAATGATAGTTCCCCCTTCCGCCGCATGATGAGAGCAAATGTGATGGTTTGAGAGTATGTCCCTATGATATGATTACAATAGCAAAAGAGCATAGAGGACGGCCTCGCGGGAGAAATTCCGCGGGGCTTTTCTTATGCCCAAACGGGGGTGATACCAATGGGCTATCGCAAGGTTTCCTATGCGGAGCAGATCTGGTACATCGTCCGGTATAAGCTCCGGCAATTACTGTGGAAGGAGGATAATCGTGCCAAGTAAACCCAAGCGACCGTGTTCCTATCCCGGATGCCCCAAGCTGACGGACGGACAGTACTGTGAAGATCATGTTGCCATAGCCAGACGGCAGTACAACAAATACGAACGCGCCCCGGACGTCAACAAGAAGTATGGTCGAGCCTGGAAACGGATTCGTGACCGCCACATTACTCAGCATCCCCTTTGTGAGCAGTGCGAGAAGGACGACAGAATTGTTCCTGCGGCGGAGGTTCATCACAAGGTTCCAATCTCTAAGGGCGGCACTCATGCCAGAGATAATCTCATGTCCTTATGCAGATCCTGCCACAACAAGATCCATCACGAGCTTGGCGACCGGTAGGGGGGTAAGAATCTCTGGGACCTAAATACCGGGGCAGCGGCCCGGGGTCACGTGCGCGAAAATGCGAAAGTTTCAGGGGGAATAGGCCCCAGCATCAAGGAGGTGTAATAATCATGGGCCAAAGAGGACCCAAACCCGGCAGCGGTGGCAGACCGAAAAAGGCCATCGCGGACAAAATTCAGGATGGAAATCCCGGAGGCAGGCCGTTGACTGTTATTGATTTCAAAGACAGCGCGGTAGACCTGGAAGGCCAGGAAATGCCGAAACCCAAGGAGTTCCTTTCCGCAAGACAAAAAGACGGTTCCACACTCTGTGCCGCAGAGATTTATGAAAATGTGTGGAACTGGCTAAGTGCCAGAGGCTGTGCAGCCATCGTTTCTCCCCAGCTGATTGAGCGATATGCGATGGCCAGTGCCAGATGGATTCAATGTGAAACCATCACCAGTGAACTTGGTTTCCTGGCAAAGCACCCCACCACAGGTGCAGCGATCCAGTCGCCCTATGTGGCGATTGCCAATACCTACATGACCCAGGCCAACCGTCTGTGGTCTGAAATCTTCCAGATTGTCCGGGAAAACTGCACCAGCGAATATGTGGGCAGCAATCCCCAGGACGATGTCATGGAGAGACTACTTCGTGCAAGGAAAGGATAATACTTATGTTTGAAAAAGTGAATCCCGCTCATCCCGATAAGATAGCGGACAGAATTGCCGGTGCCATCGTGGACATCGCATATGAAACCCAGATTGATCCCAAGATCGCTGTGGAGGTTTTGATCGGCCATGGTGTATGCCATGTCATCGCGGAAACATCCGCAAATCTGAACAGAAAGAAGATTGCCGCTGCGGTAAAGCGAATTGCTGGTGATGTGAAGCTGGATCTTGTCATTGTTCCCCAGGACAAACATCTGGCCCGCAACCAGGAAGGTGCCATTCGCTGCGGTGATAACGGTATCTTCAAAGGCGTTCCGGTCACCGAAGAACAGTGGACCTTATCCAAGCTCGCTCGTCGCCTGTACAATGTGTATCCTTATGACGGTAAGTTTATCATCCAGGGGCCGTCCTTGATTATCTGCCAAAGCAATGTCCCCAGCGAACAGTTGAGACGCGATTATTTGGAGGCCGAAGTGAATCCTCTCGGTGATTGGACTGGCGGCATCAATGTTGATACCGGAGCCACCAATCGAAAGCTCGGCAGTGACATGGGTGATTCCGTCACAGGTGGTGGTCTGCATGGTAAGGATCTGAGCAAGGCCGATGTGTCTGTTAACATCTACGCATGGCTGGAAGCACAGCAGACCGGAAAAACCGTAGAGATGTGTTGCGCCATTGGCGATGAAGCTATCGCCGGTGTACCCTATGAGGAAATTGTAGAAACGGCGAGAGAATACATCCGTTCTATTGGCGGTTTTGAGAAATTCGCTGAGTGGGGTCTGGTATGGTAATTGAAAAGAAAAATGCAGCGGATCTGCTGCCCGCCGACTACAATCCTCGTAAGGATCTAAAGCCCGGTGATTCCGAATACGAAAAGCTGAAACGCTCTATTGAGCAGTTTGGCTATGTGGAGCCCGTGATCTGGAACAAGGCAACCGGCCGTGTGGTCGGCGGTCACCAGCGCCTTAAGGTGCTGATGGATATGGGCATCACCGAAGTGGACTGCGTGGTGGTGGATATGCCGGAGGATAAAGAAAAGGCACTCAATATC